AACTCCCAAAGCCAGATGATTACTTGTACGGTGGAGAAGTCCACTTTTTACAAGAACCCGGTTTGAAGTTGCGAGCAATCGCTTCTCCATATCGGATACATCAGATGGCACTCAAGCCCCTCAGCGACGCGATTTATCGCGTAGTCAAAGGTCTTGATTGGGACTGTACGTTTGATCAGTCCAAAGCTATGCCTTGGATACAAGCTGCTCTTCGTGAAAAGAGAGTGGTACACTCAGTCGACCTAACTGGAGCTACCGATTATTTTCCTTTGGAAATACAATCGATGACTCTTCGTGAGATCTTCGGAGATGTGATTGACATCAGACTCCTTGAAGAAGTTTCCCGTATGAGATGGAAATCTCAGATCGGTGATCTTCAGTGGAAACGTGGCCAGCCCTTGGGTCTTTACCCTAGTTTTGGTATGTTTACACTTACACACGGTCTTGTACTAGCTTACCTTTCACAAGGTAAGCCGAATACATTCTTTGTGCTCGGGGATGATGTTATCATACTTGATGATGAATTGTACACAAAATACATTGAGTTTCTCAATGCATGTAAATGTCCATATTCAAATGAGAAATCTATTTCGTCAAATCTCCTTGCGGAGTTTGCCGGAAAATTGGTTACTCAATATCAAGTTATACCGCAATACAAATGGAGAAAGATGTCTGATGACAACTTTCTTGACATTTGTATCCAGCTTGGTTCTAGATCCCGTGAACTCTTAACCTCGAGACAGAAGAAAGTATTTGACATTGTCAAACACCTTCTCCCTCCTCTTGGATTGAACATGTCTTACCCAGGTTCTGACCTGTGTAAGATGATGATCGAAACAGAGAAGGTTCTGTCGAAGATTAGTGAGTCCGGTGTGAGGTCTCTTGTAGATCTCACTCGACATATTCACAGGAAGTCCTATGAATCTGTCATACCGTACGAACTTGATCCTAAACAGGTTCAAGATGTACAGCGGGCCTTCGACGAGAAGGTCCTCTGTGTGTATTCACAAACAGTATTCCATAGAGCGCGAGCCCTATGGGAGATGGTTAGTGACATACCCCGGGCCCTAGATTTGAAACCTAGGTTACCCACCGAAGTATACTCGCCCTCACGGGTTAGTACACTTTGGCATTACGAAGGATTACTCCGAC